ATGTTCCACCATCTATTAAATTTATTTCTGCTGCAGTCGCTGTGACACCATCCATAATATTAAGTTCGGCAGTGGTAGCTGTAACACCATCCATAATATTAAGTTCAGCGGTAGTGGCTGTAACACCATCCATAATATTAAGCTCTGTAGCTGTAGCTGTTACTCCATCTAGGATGTTAAGTTCTGCAGCTGTTGAGGTTACATTTGTACCCCCTATGTCCAAAGTTGTTACACTAATTTCACCTGCAACTGTAACCAAGCCATTTGCCACTGTAATTAAGTCTGTATCATCTGTATGACCAATAGTGCTTCCATTAATTAAAACATCATCAATGTCTAGAGAACCACCTGATATTAATCCTGTTGTAGTAATTGTAGACGACCCTGTATCTATATTACCAAATCCAGAGGTAATAGATCCACTATCTAATGCACCTACGGTCGTAGCTGCTGTTGTTACTAAGTTGGGCATTGCTGTGATTTCATCATCAAAGTAAGCTGCTAAATCGGTAACCGCCACCTGTACCATAGTTCCATTATCGTTTAGTACAACTCTATCAGCATCAGCGACAGTTGTAGACGTAGCACTTGTGTTACCATCCATAATATTAAGTTCTGCAGCTGTTGATGTAACGCCATCTAAAATATTAAGTTCTGCAGCTGTTGATGTAACTGCTGTTCCATTAATAGAAAAAGCATCTGTTTCTAATGTACCATCAATGTCTACGTTGCCACTTATATCTAATTCTGTAGCTACAATTTTATCGTTAAACGTAGCAGCACCTGCTTCAGACATGTCCAATGTTAAAGCAGTTATATCAGAACTACCATCAGTCCCTTTAAATATGATATCCGTGTCGCCACCTTGAGCGTCTATCGTAATATTACCTGTTGAAGTTGCTAAAGTTACAGCTGCATCACCAGTGGTAATATTATCCGCAGCAACAGCACTTGCAGATGCTGAAATATAAGTATTTAACTGACTAGCATTGATATACTTCGTTGTTCCTCCATCATCAATTAATAATTTGTCTGCATCCGCTACAGTAATTCCCGTACCATCAGTTGCTCCATCTATCTGTATGGCTGCTCCAGATACCTTGTCAGCAGTTGTTATTGTATTTAATTTACTGTCAGCTATAGACCCCGCAAGCATTGCGTTACTTACTGTTCCTGAATCACCTGATCCAACCAAAGTACCAGATGCTACAGGTAAAACTACAACTGCACTACTACTTGCAGAATGAGGCTGTGCCTGTAATGTTTGTGCGTGTGCATTAGAAGATTCACAATAAAACTTTACCTTAGATACTGCACCAGTCCCCGTTCTTATATCTATATTACCGTCTGTTATAGTAACTCCACCAGAACTACCATTGCCATCCATAATGACTTTACCACTACCATTCGGTAGTAAATTAATATTACCATTAGAAGCAGAAACAATATCATTCCCATTAACGTCTAAGTCTCCACCTAACTGAGGGGTAGAATCTTCGGATACATTTGATATAGCTGCAGATGTAGCAAGACCAGAAACTATAGCACTTCTAGTAATTTTCTTTAATCCACCTCCTGATGTATCTACAGCAAGGAATACATCATCATTAGCAACTGTAGATATTTCCGACAACGAACCTACAGCGACAGAATTAAAATTAGTGCCGTCAGCTATTAACAAGTTACCTGCAGTATTAGTACCCATAGTTAAATCATCACCTGATACCGTAAGGTCTCCTGCAATGGTTACATTTTGACTAGCGTCAATCGTTAAAGCAGATGTCCCCCCTGTTGCCATAGTTATAACATCTGAACCCGAAAAAGTTATAGATGTGTTAGTATCTGCGTCACCAGCTATACTGTCTAACTGTATAGAACCTACGTTTGTTATGTTGTTGTCATTAAAAGAAGTTGCTCCAAGAGATATAGTTCCTGTGGCTGTTAAATTACTAGAACCAATATCTATGTTACCAAACCCCGAACTTATAGCCCCACTATCTAACGTACCAACTGTGGTAGCAGCAGTGGTTACTAAGTTAGGCATTGCTGTTATCTCATCGTCAAAATAAGCTGCCAAATCTGTAACAGCTACTTGAACCATCGTGCCATTATCGTTCATTACAACTCTATCAGCATCTGCAACAGTGGTAGAAGTAGCACTTGTATCACCATCTATAATATTAAGTTCTGCAGTGGTTACAGTAGCACCATCTAGTATTTCTAATTCTGCCTCTGATATACCAGCACTACCTATTGTCACTGTACCAGCAAAAGTTACATTAGCTCCACTAAAAGTCATAGCAGTAGTGGAGCCAGATTTTACAATTAAATTACCTGAAGAGTTAGTAAAGGCTGCATACTGTGTGCCGTCATCCTTTAATAAAACGTCTCCTCCATCAGCGTCTAATATTATATCTCCTGCTCCATCAAGAAGCATGTCTCCTGAAGATAAGGCTATAGTTGTACCATCGATGTTAAAATTATCTATGTCGATTCCTGCATCAGCAGTTATCTTACCAGTCGATACTGTCGTGCCACTAATATCTACATTTCCATTTATATCTATGGTTGTAGCATTAAGTTCTAGCTCTGTATCAGAAACAAGATCAAGTACACCATCAGCAGACTGATGTATATATGTTCCACTGTCTCCAAACTGTAATTGTCTGGTGCTATTTAATAATAGCCCTGTATCTGCTACGTGAGTAAGATTAACATCACTATCTGCTCCAAAATTTACAACAGCTCCATCAGATTGTAACGTAAGATCATCATCAACAAATAAGTCTGGTATGGCTACATCTTGAAGAAGGTCAAATACAGCTCCGCCCGATCCCGCACCATCAGTAGCTATCATTTTAACTTGACCGTTTTGAATTGTTATACTTGCTCCAGAACCAGAGGTTATAATTATAGACTGACCACCTGAAGTAGCATTTTCTATCAACCATAATTTTGATAACGTAAAAGTCCCTGCAGAGCCTGCAGATATGGTTATCGTACATGTAGAATCTAATGTACCTGTGTATTTTAGATACATTGAACGGCCTTCATCTGTAGCACCATCTGCTATTACAGTTGCATGCGTATCAGCATTTGTCGTTATAGCTTCAGTTCCATAACTAAAGGCCTCAGCTATCAGTTCTAAGTTAGTGTTCGTTGTAACACCCCAAGTCCCTGATTGCTCACCTGTTCCTATTTCTTCTAGCCTGAGATCATTTTCAAAAGTACTTGCCATATATTATGTCTCCTATCCTATACGTATTAGAGCTGTTGTATCACTTGCAGTTGGAAATTCAACTTTAAATGTGCTATTGCTGGATGTCTTATCCGCCCCAAAATCTAAAACTATAATAGATGGGTTAGTCCCTCCACTTTTATAAATTAATGCCCCCCTAGCTGTTATAGTAGAACTAGTCCAAGTACTATCTGAAAAACTGAGAAAAGCAGTTGTACCTGAAGTAGCATTTGTTGGGTTAGTAGATATTGTTAAAGTATTTCCACCTGCTGTATAACCTGTTCCTGAAACTTCATTTGTAGTGGAATATGCAGTCGTGTCAGCATTTAAAGTAGCACTAGAAGTGTATAAAGCAATCTTGAAAGTTTGCGATGTGTCACTACTAAAATCCATCTCTCCGTTTAACAACGCCACTTTGAATGACGTACACATGAAGTTACCTGTAAATGCCATTTTATCCCACGTTTATCCTCGGTTGCCCTGAACGGTAATAGTCTTGTCGTAATTTACCATCAGTTGCATTTTTTAACAATGCAATATATTCTAGAAACATTTTATCATAGTTTTGAATAATATCAGGTTCACTCTTTTGAAACCTAGCAGCTTCTACCAAAGCACCATTTAGCAAAGCTGAATCAAAGTTATCTCCTAAGTAAGTACCTCCTGCTGTTACTATAGACGTTGGGTACTTTGCATATATATGTTCTAATGTATAATTAGCATCTGGAATTGGAGAAAACATAAATTTTATTTTATTGCCTGAAGTGCTATGATAAGCATAAAACTTTGGTAACCCACGTTTAGCAGTTGTAGTTACAGGGTACGCCTCTCTTAAAAAATTAGAATCTTTATTTAATAAAAAAGTCTGAGTATCATTATCTACTATTGCTAAACTAAAAGTATAGAGATAACCATCTGGCGTGGTATACAGCTCATCACCAGCGGTTAAACTACTACTATCAACATTACGCATTGCAGGAATATGTACTGTATTATAGATTCTTTGCTCTGCTTGTTGGACAAACAAAGCTAATTGATCATCTGTAAAAGAGGATTCACATATATCTTGAATATTTGTTTTTAAAGATGTGTAATTCATAATCTAGCTCGTTGTTACAGTTACTTCTCCGACTGCCCCTGTGGCAGATAAATTATTGGGGCTTAAATTAAAATTATTAACAGCATCCCCCACAGGATTCCAACCCCATTGTATATTTCTACTACTATCAAGATGCCCAGGGGGTCTTGGATTTTGAATAGCTTGCGGGTCATCTACAGGGAACATACCCTGTCTATTTTGTGGGTGGTCACCATCAAAACATTCGGGACATGCTAAGATGTTAGTCTCTCTACCTCTAACGATCTTGCTTCTCAGCTCACGTAGTTTAAACTGAAAACCGCAAACGTCACATTCTGCTATCGCTCTTTTTTTAGATGCAAACTTGTTTGTCATATCCTTCCTACTCTTGGCACAAAATGTTCAGATGTTTTATCTCTATCTTCTCCAGCAGCTAACGCGTACTGTTCATCATAGGCCGTCTTCAACATAACCACACGATCGGTAAGGTCAGGGGTTTTCATAGCAATATGATAGGCTAGACCTGCTACTAAACAAGGTAAAAACCTAAAGTTCATATCTGCTGTTTCTACACCATTACCAGCATCTTCTATTCTTCTGGCTCTCCAATACACAAAAGTGTAACTTTTATTAGGTACAGGCCATAAATTAATTCTGGGTGCAGTGCGAAGCCTTTCTATCCAAACTTGAATTGGTCTACCTTCTGTTAACTTGTTAGGGATAGTGGCGTATGTACTCACACCAATACGACTTATGGTGAGATCAGACTGTGTAGATATACCAGCATTCTCTCTTATAACTTGATCTAAAACATCGATAGTATCTGCTGCTAAAGTATATTGAGAAGTACCTGAAGTTATAGATACAGTTTGTTGGTCTATTGTCCATAGATTGAGTCCACGATTTTGCCACTCAATAGTAAGAAGGTTCATAGATCTACGAGCAGTTCGTAAATCATAACCTGAACGCATCTCTCGACCAGCACGTTCCCATGCTTCTTCAGCAATCTCTGTGAAGTCCATATCAAACGCTGTAGTGCCTGTAGTAGCCATAAGTTAATTACTCCTTAGTAGAACCACCACTAAAAAATGTTTCTACCTGTTGTAATAAAACAGACTTACTTTTTCTTCTGTCTAACTCTATGTTATGCTCTCTCATAACTTGTTCTAACTCTTTCTTACTCATATCCTTATAATCAGGTATGATAGTGGTTTCCTCAGTAACCACCACTTTAACTGGTGCTTCTTGACTTTTTAGTTTTTCAAGAAAAGCAACCGCCTGATGTTCTTTTAAATAATCGGTATACATAATATTATAACTACCATCTGCATTCCGAGTTCCTATTTGATAAAGAGGATTATTACCCTCTCCATTTTTAACATACAACATTTCTAAATCTGCCATAATAAACTCCTAAGTATATAAAGTTTGTTTTCTTCTTTTTTCCATAACTGCCCCACAACCTCTGGCTATAGACCTTCTTTTCCTAGCTAACCCACCATTACTCATCTTTACTGTAGCAGGTTTTGTATTTTTTACCACTGTTTTACCTTTTGAACCCTCTCGCTTCTTCTTTTTAGCAGTAGCAGCCCTTTGAGATTGAGATAAACTATTTGCTTTACTTCTTGGTAAACAACGATCAGGGTTCTTTTTATCTTTAGACGTACCACACTTTCCTTTGATCTTACCGTCTGTGCCGATACGAACCCAATCTTGTTTTACCCAATCTTTAAGTGCGCCCATTACTTTGTTCTCTTTTTACCATTACCAGAACCTATGACTTTTTTTAACTTTTTAGCTTGACCTGCATGTGAACGGGATGCTTTGTTAAGATCCCGTATCACTTTTTTAACAGTAGCCTTTTTTCTTGTGTTCATCATCATGCTGCCTTCTTTTTCTTTTTACCCTTTGCACCTTTTGCATAATTAGGATCTTTACAATACTTAGAAGCTGCCATATTGGCATAAGCACTAGGATATGTATCGAAGGTTCGTTTAGCCCAAGCCTTTCCTTTAGGACAAATCTTACCTCCTTTTTTATAATACCTACGCATGACTACCTCATCTTTGCGGGTCTTACACCTTTTCTGGCTATACCTGCACCACGAACTTTGGCTTTACCATTTTTCTTACCACCGTTAGCAGCACCCTTCTTAACCATTTTACCCTTGGCAAAACCTTTCTTTTTCATACCAACCATTTTGCCAGCAGCCATCTTTTTTGGTTCATCACCTTTTTTACCCTGTAACTGACCTTGGGCTTGTGATATAGGTTCAGTTCTATCACCATCACCATCAACGTCTGGAAAATCAGGTTTTACTGCTTTACCCATGGCAAAACCTTTCTTTTTCATACCAACCATTTTACCCATGGCATAACCCTTCTTCTTCATGCCACCAGCTTTAAATCCCTTCTTTTTCATCTTCATCGTCAGACTCCTTATATAAATTGTTGAAAACTCGACCAACGTCCCATACGTAGTCTACATTTTCTTTAGAATGATAGATATTTTGATTTGGTTTAAAATCTGGTGCGCCTTGACCTACTTCAAACCACGCAGGGTGTGTGACCCGAACTCTATTGTTGGGTAGAGCAACAATATTACCAGTATACTCTCCTGCATCTAATAATTCAAGTACATGACTTTGTTTATGTTGTGCAGGATCGTCAGCTACCTCATGATTAGTATAATCAACGGTAAAATAATATTTAGCAGGAAAAAACTCCCCGTCTACTTTTGCCACCCAAGGAGCAGGTGTTGCTCGCTCTATCTTATAAACAGTATGATCGTGAGACATACAATCCCAGGGTTGTGCTATGTATGGTGGTAACTCTGTAGGCCACTCTTCATACTCAATATCAGCAACGAGAGCTGTTAGTGGTAACCTAGCCCACATAGCTCCTCCATGCACATTAGGTTCATCAGTGTCATCTGTTTCACATCCTGTGAATATGACCTGAAAACTAAGTGTCCTTTTTGGCATCGATGTTACTGCTACGACCATTGCGTGTAAAAATTCCCCATGATATCTTTCAAAATTACAAGTATATTCTCTTCTTACCCATGCTTTAAAATACGGTATATTACTTTGTAGGTACGCCATCTTTCTTTTTTCTCCCTTTATTTGCCACCTTTTTTCTCCTCTGTGAGAGTTTTGATAATTTATTAGGTGGGTTTTGTATCTGTTTTCCCATTTGTGCGCGAGATATTGTCATTAACATCTCCATCTTTTTCTTGCTTGTCTTAAACGACTGTTAGGATCTTTAGCTGCTTTTGGAAACTTTTTCATTTGACCTGCAGATCTAGCACAAAAAGACTTTCTTCTTGCAGCTCTCTTACCCGTAGGTTTTTTCTCAGTTACAGCAGTTTGAAGTTTTGACCCTGGGTTTTGCCTTCTATATTTAGCTACACCTTTGGCGGTCATGCCCGCACCTTTTTTAGTAGGACGTTTATCGCCACTACTAATAGACATACCTTTCATGCCCTTACCAGTGCGGACTCTTCCACCTTTTCTGTAGTCACTACGCATGAAAAATCGTAATCATATCAGCGACATCTAGAGTATACTTAATGCTTGCACCATCTTCAAATAAAACTCCCTCTGAAGGAATTGTTCTATCTATAACAGTGTTAGCAGTTCCTATAGTTCTAGATTTAAATAAGGTTGTACCTGATTCTGGTGTGCCGTTGATAAACTCTACATCTCCTGCCGTGCCTCCAGAAGTAATAGAAAGACCTTTCAATCTTATACGATTACTACCTTCTACAGCTTGGGCGCAAAGTGTTCCTGAACCTACTTTTATATTAGCAGCATATTGTTCAGAACACTCCACAGCTGAAACAGTCAAAAATAATTTAGTTCCTGCCACAGCCTCAGCTGAACTTGTAGATGTTATGACCTCTGTCATAGCGTTACCAAAAACATCAGTACCTGTAATTGTACAAGTTTTAGCATTATCACCTGTACCTGTAGTGGTCACTATAACATTTCTGGCAGCTCCCCCAGCAAAAGTGGTATTAGCCATCGTTGCTGAAGTATTAGGTCGAGCTGCTGTAACTAAACGATCATCATCCGAAGCGTTTTCATCATTTATTGTTAAGGCCTTTACGTCTGAAATACCCATGACTAGACTCCCAACTATGCTTCATAACCCATCAACTCAATGAATAACTTACCAGCAGTATAATCTGCATCAGTTGCATCACCTGTTGTTAGGTATAAGAAAGAGTCAGCAGCTGGTACATTAGTAAAATAAACTTTACTACCTAATGTTGCATCCCCTGCATTAACTAATAATGTTTCAGTTAAATCACCAATTGCCCCATCTTCAACACCTGTACCCTCTGTAGCAGAGTGTACATTAATATCTGGATCACCACCTGCAGGTGCTTCAAAACATTCCATACTACCTGTTAAGATAGTTCCGTTTCTAGCTGCTGTAATCTGTCCAATGTGACATACCAAAGATGTACCATTTACACCAATAATGTCACCACTACCAGTTGATCTTAGACCAGTTAAATCTATTAATATTCTAGTTGTAATTATACCACCACTTCTCTGAACAGAGCTTCTGTAAATAGTTCCTGTGCCTGTGGTAATACCTGTACCAGCTTCAGTAGCCATTGTGTTAGCATCAAATGATGCAAAACCTGCAGAACTAATTGACATTTGAGTGGTTTCAACGCCTGTTGACGCTGCTGTGGCTATAGAAGAATAACCACCTTCAGAACGTAATGTTCCTTTAAAAGTTGTATTTGCCATGTCAAACCTCCTTGTCTGGCAATGTCAGTCACCCTATGTGACTGTCAAGGTAGTCGTAGTATATAGTAAAAAGGGGTGACCCGCAAGTCACCCCTTAAAATTTTTAGGCCCCTGGAGAACCAAAGATCCCTAGTGGATCAGATACACCGAAAGAGTATCTCTCTCTAGCTTTATACCTTGAGTTACCCGTATCAAAATCAGCATCCATAGATGTTGACATTGGTGTACGAGTAAAATGCTTTAAACCATTAGGTACGTCTGTCATAATGAAAAACGCATCAGTATCTGTTAGATAGTGATTAATAGCATAACCCTCTGGGATAGAACCATTATTTCTAATCGCATTTAGATCGTTGTCTGCTGTTCCAACACGACCTTCAGTCTCTAACAACCTAGTTGCCACAAACTGTAGATTTGGTGGAATAATCAGTTTACGAGGTCTTGCAGCAATTAGAAGCCCTCTTTCATCAGTCCAACCTGCAATTTGAATAACAGCAGCTTCTAAACTTGTTTCATTAAGATCAGCAGCTGTTGCTGGTTCGTTTGAGTTAGTACCACCTGAAACTAGTGGGTGGTCAGTTGCACAAAGCTCCTTACCATCACCGTATGTAGTACCAGAAGAAAAGGCATTATTTAATATAGCTGCTGCCTTAACTTGTTTTGTATACGCCATAGCACGAGCCAATGCTTTAGTATAACGTGCAGATAAAGAATCGTACAAGTTATCCTCAATAGCTTCTTCAGTAATTGAAAAACCCATTGCAACGGTTTCGTGGTTATAACGAGCTGTGAAAGCTTCCTGTGCATTGTCAAAGGTAATGGCATCGCCTTCATCTTTAACAGGAGCTGCAGAAAAGCCACTCAGTTTTGTTTCTTCCTCGAAAGAACGGTCAGAAGTCTCGGATTCATAAATCTCCGCATGTTCTTCACCGTACTTAGCATACTCTAATCCAAATAAAGCATTCAGACCAGGGAGGAGTTCTTTTAATAGTTGCGCTCTTGATATCGCCATGTCAAATTACTCCTTATACGCCAACAGTATGGTCATAACGATGATAACCAGCTGTAAATTTAACAAGGAACTCAGTAAAGTTACCTGAGCTGTTCTTAGTATCTTCAACAACATCAATGACTGTCAATGGTAATATTGTAGCCACATTGTTAATAAAAATACCCATTCTACTGTTACCTGTGCTAGTCAGACCAGTGTTTAGTACAAGCTCTGCATTACAGGAGATTGTAGTAGCACGAGTCTTCGCTAGTGGTAACAAACCGCTGGCAGCACCATCGGCTGTAGAACCAGTAACATTAACTGCTTTAAAGATAACGTGTGGATCGTCAACAACATAAGCCACAATATCACTTGCTGTAGTACTAGCAGGATAATCTTGCCTAAATGTTTTTTGACCAGTGTTAGGATCAGTGAAACTGCATCCTTGAAACACGCCAACAACACCAGCTACTGCTGAGGTGTCATTTTGAAGCGTGGTAATAATCAGAGTACCATCATTCTTGTACTGCACAACATCTCCGTAGAATATGCCTGTGCCGTAACCTGAAGCAATGGGAATCTGCCTAGTAGCTCCTGTGTATGGACGACCGCCAACCAAACCGACTGGTTTTAACCCATAAGGAGCATCAATAGTAGGATATGCCATAATTACCTCTTATTAATTGCCTTTTCCAAAAGTAACCTTAGACTTCCGCTCATTAAATAACGGCATTCTAGGGTCGTTCTCACGCATGAGGTTATTATCAACAGAATGGATTTGATTTTTCGTTTGCTGCTGATAATGAGCAGTACGTTCATCAACCATCTCTTGTGGAGCTTTACAAAGCATCAAACCACCAATAACAATATTATCTGCAAATCTATCATTCTCTACAGCAACCATCGTTATCTCTGGGTGATCTGCAGCCTTTACAGGCTCCCAACCCTCACGTAATTTTGAGGAAACATTAGGGGCATCAACTTGTCCTTGCATACTAGTTCGTATCCAACGATACACATAGCCGTCTTCTGGATTTGGCGAAGGTAGAGTTTCTGGACGCTGCCAAGTCTTTTTTCTACCACCTTTTTCACGGGTGGTAAGATCACGATCTATTCTGTTTTCAGCCATTTTCTTTCCTCATTTCTTCTGCAACCTTTTGGGCGTATAGTTCGTAGGGGACTCCTAACCTTTTAGCAATCGCCTGTTGTGTCTTAGTTAATGTGATCTTTTTAGGTGCTACGCTTCGCGTTGCAGGTGCAACCACATTAGGCTTTTGCTTTGGTTTCTCAACCTCTACTTCGGTTTCTCCCCCATCAAATTGACTAGGGAAGAGTTGGCGCATACGAGTATCTATTGCCTCGTAGTATTCATCGCTCTGCAAGTTAACACCTTGCTTCGCTAACTTATTATGCAGTCCTAGAGCCAGACTGGTCATCTCGTCATCTGCACCAAACCATGGGTTTTTCTTAGCCCATTCTACAGCTTTTGCATCGACCCTCTGTTCAGTCCCCGCTTTAGGAACACTGCTTGATACTTCTTCTTGTACAGGAGTTTCTGTTTCCTGTAAAGTGGGTAATTTAAAGTTTTCTAACTTATCTGTTTTAATCTCTGCTTTTGTTAGCTCCTGTTGAGCTTTTAACACAGCTTCTGAGTCTCCAGCTTCATACGCAGTTTTGTATGACTTCTGAGCCATTTCTAGCTCAGCTGTTGCATTTTTCTTAGCTTGTTCAAGTAATGCTTCTTGATTCTTACTAACACTACCTTTTAGTTTTTTATTTTCTTCAACAAGAGTTTTTGCTAAATTCTCAAGCTCTTGCTTCTCTCTAAAAGCTGCTTCCTTAGCACGTCTTTCATCGTGGTAGCCTTTACTAAAATGCTTGATACGGTTCTGTACTTGCTCAGAATACTTTTTAAGTTCTTCTTCTGTAACGTCTTCTGGTGGTTCAGAGGGTTTACGATTTCTATCAGCTTTAGGGGTGTCATCTATAATCTCGACTTCCACCTCCTGTTTTGCTTCTACTGGTTCTGCAACCTTTTTTTCTTCTTTACCTTTACCAGATATATCTACTTCTATCGCCCCCGAATCCTCAACATCTATCTGAGGTTTTTTATTTGCTTCGTGAGGAAAATCAAAATTTACTTTTTCAAATGCCATTATTTTTTCCTTATATTGCTCTCGCTACACCACGAGGATCACTAACTACAGCTTCGATAGAGTCATCGTTCATTAGACGATACTCAACTCCACCAACTTTAAATCTCGTACCACTATTAGCACGAAACATCACATAGTCCCCAGTCTCACACCAAGGCTGGTCACCAAAACGTTCTTTATCTTTATACGCCTGATCACCTACATCAACCACAAGTCCTATAATAGACATTACGTAATCGAAATGTACTTCCTTATCCGTTTTCAAAACTTTAGTATTTTGGTAAGTTTTTTCAACTTCAGGTAAAGCCACTAATATTTTATACCCGACAGGTCTAGGTAACTGGGCTTCTATGTCTTCATCTTTAATTATTTGCGTTTCTTTATTCATCATCGTCTTCCATGTAATTGCGCGAAAGGTCTTCTATGTATGATAGACTAGTCTCCAGACCTCGTATAAGACCAGTCATTTCCTTGTACTGGGAAAAATCTTTTGCTCCAGCGGATACAAGAAATTCGGTTGCCTGTTTTTTATCAGCCTCTAATTTTTCTTTAAGCACGTCAAAGACGGTTTTTGCCATTATTGCTTCCTTGTTGTTTTAAATAGTTCCAAATCTAATTTATTATCTTCTTTAACTTTATCTGCCTGTAATCTTACACCCTTTTCTTGGGCATCCAACTGCACTTTAGTTTTTTCTAAATTAAGTTTCTCTTTACTTATAGCAGCGTCTGTTGCATCTTTCTGAGCTTTCCTCTGAACTTCAGCCTGTTTAATCTGCATCTCAGCCTGCTGTAACTGCATCACTGGATCTTTAGCTTTAGCCATAGCCTGCTTCTGAGCAGCTTGCTGCATGTTAGATTGCGTAAGTTGTTTGCCCGCTTCAGCAACAACCCGCGCTAGATTAATTTCAATCTCTTCGGCTAGCTCTGTATTCGGTGCAGGTAACTCTGCGCCTACACGCTCTTCTATGTCTTTTCTATACTTAAACCCTAGATGCTCAGCTATGTGAGCCTGCAATCCAGCCATGATTCTCTTGGCTTGTGGATTTTGACCTATCATCTGTGCAATCATTGGATCTTGCATAAACGACATATGTGTAGCGATGTGGGCTTCATGATCTTGGTAGATAAACGCTTTCATCGGTTTGCCTAACAGAGCTGCCATGTTTTCACTTACAGGATCAGAAGGCTTGATATCATCTTTAGTCGGCACAAGTTTCTCAGCATTCTTTACCCCCAAGACTTCTATCATCTGTCTATGTAACTGTGGTAAGTCATATATTTGTGGCGCTTGTGATGCCATCTGTAATACTGCCTGATACTGCACTACTCTTTGAGCCATGGTAGAACTATTCGGATCAGACACAGGAATCACATCTGTCATAGAATAATCTATCTGTCTGGCTGTTACTTCACCTCTTTCAGGTAAATAAGAATATTCAGCTGGTGCGTACTCAGCCATTAACATCTTTAGGAGCTTGAACTCCTGCTTCATGGCATAATGCACACGAGCCTGTACAGCTGCCATAGGTTTCAGTGTTCTTTCTAAAAGTGCCAGTGTTGTGCCTACAGGAGCGTTAGCTGACATGTCAGATATGTTCATATCACTAATAGCGCCTAACCTTCTACCCTCTGTTGTTATCTTATCAAGAAGCGCTAATAATGTCTGGCTTGGCTCTTTATAAGGTAAAGGCATTATGTTATCACGAATGCTGCCAGACGGCACGTCTACGTCTTTAAATTCACCTGGTTCAATAGGCGTATCATCTCCTTTAATACGTAGTCCACGAGATTTAAGACCCCCTGGGAGATTAGAGAGAGTGCCAGCATCAACAAGTTGACGAATGATTGAAGTTCCTGCACGGGCGTATCCTCCTATGATATGTATCAATCCAAGCCCATAGAAACCAAACCCTGGGACATACACATAATGGACAAAGTGCTGCCGTTTCAGTTTTAACTGATCTTCAGGGTCATAGTTTCTACGTATGGCTAATATAGAGTTAGACCCACGCTCTATAGTAACCACATACGGTTTAGCAATCTCATCATCAGACTTATCAACACCTTCAATAATAAGATCAGCATGTATCTCGTAAATAGCATAGCGGTCATCATCTGTGAGAGAATACCCGCCTTCTTCGGCTTTACGCTCTTCTATATCTGTATGGTATGGTTCAGGATCACCTAAGTCCATATCTCGGTAGAAACCAACAGCTTGTAACTTTTTTAATTCATTTTTAGTCTTACGCATCACATGTGTAACACGTTCTGCTGTTTCTATATGCGATGCACCGTAAGGGACAATGACATCTTCAGCTGGGATAAATATAGCACACTGTCTACCTAAATTAGGATCATAGTATACTTTCTTAAACGCAGACCCTGCTAAACCAAGATTATATAACAATCTCTCATGTTCTGGTCTATATTCTACCATGTTCTCTGTTAACTGATAATTCATATCAGCTTTTACACGCGTAGCAGCTGCTTCCTTCTCTTTCGTCTCTTCTCCTAGTATTTTAGTCTTGACAGGCCCTGACGCAGGAAATGTTTCGCTCATTGTCTCCGCTTGGAATCTAATAGCTGCTTCAGCTAATACCGTAGAATAAACACCACAAGCACCCTCCCAAGGTTCAGTTCTTTCTTCATACTTGAAACCTAACACATCCAGACCTTTGACAAATATGTCAGCCCACTCTTTTCTACTATCCATATCAGACTCTACCATGCTCAGTAGATCACCTGACAATGCTGTTAATTGACCCTCATCTAATACTTCTGCCAGATTACCATCAAAAGGCATCATATCAGATGGTGTGGCTTCAGGTATGATAGTAACCTCCACACTGCCATCATCTAAAGTTACCATATCAGGATTTACAATATCTATTTCTAATTCTGCTGCTCCATCATCTACCCCATTAGGAGCTAAACCCATATCTTTTTCTATCATTGTGTTACTCCTATAAGATCAACAATTCCACCACTATAAAAATCTTTCAAAAAATTCTCTCTTTGTTTTTGTAATTGGTACGCCTTGGTTCTCATTCTTTCTTCTAACTGATCACCAAACACACCCATGTCAATAAGTTTCATTTCTAACATATTCATTTCTTTTCTGGCGGACATATCAAAAATATTAGCCATTAATTCTTTAGTCGATAACTCATCATTCATTAGTAAAACCCACTTTTTCTACGTTTGAAATATCTTATTTCTTCAGGCTCATCATTTGGTAATCGTATGAAACCCCCCTGTCTAAACCTCATCAAAGCCATAACAGTGGAATCTACGAGGTCATCATGACTCATAAATGGAAATCCTGCAACCTCTTCTATCAATTCTTCTGCCCAACGTGTCTCTGGAACCCATACTAA